TAGTTGTCTTAAGTATAATTCGCTAACAATAGAGGCCAACGCAGTGTATAAAACACCACGCCATCCATATAGTAATATAAAAGGTACGCAATTTAACCAAAAGGTTATGCACATATTACATTTCATTGGTTTGTCTGGCATCCACTCATACCTTGAGAAGAAGTCTGCGGCCATGTGTCCTAAGCCTGCTGCACCTAATATACTAATCAGTAATTCCATTGTCTATTCTTTGTTTTATATAAGCCTTACATTCTTGTACTGCTTGTGAGATTGAGGTTCTTGGTATACCTGTAAGTCTTGCTAACTCTGAGTAGTTAGACTCTTCTAACCACATATTAAATAGAGTAGCTCTAAACCATTGTTCTACGGTATCTGATAACATGTCTTCGAGTATACCTTGGATAGACTCTATGGTAAGATCTGTCTCAAAGTCATACGCTTCATCGATGATACGCTCTGCGGTCTCTGGAAACAACTCATGAACTCTACCACTTTGCCTATACAGTTTATGGTATGGACTAGTCTTAGATTTGTAAGATCTCCAAATAATACCACTGAGGAATAACATACCTTGACCAGCGTCTACTATTTCTTGTCCACGTTTATGTGTCATAAACTGTTCAATAGCGTAGTGTGCTAGTTCCTGTCGGGTGTCTTTACCACAGCGGCATATGTTGCCAGACATCTTAACTATCTTGGTATAGTTTTGTTCTAAGAATTTATTCAAGTTCTCTTTTCCTTTTTTGTTTTAGGTTCTTCATGTAGAACTCAGCCTCTCGAGTTATTTTAAACTCTTCGATGTTTCTACAGTTTGCATGGCGCCTTCTTTTGTAAAAGCTCTCATCATGATGACATGCTGTATCGTCTGTGAGTAGATTATGATTTACACAACCTATAATGTACATCCATACCAGTTTAGTTCTCTCGTCCTTGGGTTTAAACCAGGCTATATGTTTTTGTCTTCTCGGTAGTTTACTAGGGTCTCTTAGTCTAAACATCATAGTGTGTGAGTAAGGATCTCCAACTTCAAAGCCTTCGAGGTTGTGTCTCAGTAACCATGGCACTAGGCCAACTCCATTCTTATTACAAATAACTGCACAGTCTTCTTTACTTAGAGTATACCAATCATCGAAACCATAACGCTCACATACTCTCTGAGCAAATGCTAGGAATGTTAATATGCCTTCATCTTTAATGTGATCGAATCCACTTGGTATTTTTATGTCCATTTGTATAGTTTAGTTATATTATTTATCTAATTCTTCTAGTCTCATTTGTAATGCAAAGATCTCATGATATACCTTTCTAGTTTGTTTCTTTACCTTATTACACCATTCATATTCCTCATAGCCTTCTAAACCCTCTAATAGAGTATCAGCATAGTGTGTTAGTGCATATCTAATCTGTTCTAATTCTGTAAGTTTGTCTACAACTCCTGTAATAGCCTCTTTGATAGTCATACCATAGCTATAGTAAAACCAATCTTTAGCGTCTCTATGATGACAGAATATTTCTGCTTCTAAGATTAGATCTTTGTAAGGATCAAAAAAATCTGCTATGCGTTTCTTCTTTTTCATTCGTGTATCTGAGTTATGATTGGAGTTAGTATACGTTTAACAGTACCGCCTCTCTTTATATATTCGATTTTAATTAACCTATCTCTAGCCATATCTCTGAGTAGTCTTTTAACTTGTATGTCCTGTGAAGTCCACTCTCGAATATGTCTGTCATTAGGATCTGAATCCAGTTGAATCTGGTCTAATACTCTCTGTTTGTAGTGTGTTAGTGTCATTGTTGCCATTTTTAAAAAAGTATAAAAAGTAATAAAATTGTCTCGTTTTAAAAACCCCTAAAATCCTTACGACTGCTTCCCAAATAGAGGTTTAAATATTGGGGGTTTCTAAAACATATATATTTTATTACTTTCTATACTTTTTTTTACTATTTCAGTAACTTAGTAATCTTTTTTTAATAAAACTGTCTAACTTAACTGTCTAAATTTGGCATTGCCATATCAAACATAGCATCTCCGATAACTTGTTGACGAGTTAGACAAAACCAATGAGATCTCTTTTTAGTACCAAAACAACTACGATCTTCCATCCATCTCACGTGATCAGGACGGTCTAATGCATTAGTTAATTCTTGACCTAATTCCTGTTTCATTACTAATTTTATTTGCTTATTATTAGGGTCGTTTTTATACTTCCAATTACAGGCTCTTTTAATAGACTTACAATCAAACCAGTATTCATCCTCTTCTGGAAAGGCTTCAAAGAAATCTCCTGCTGCATCCATAATAGCCTCATAGGTACTTGATTTATTTAGAGACTTTACAAATTGTTTAAGGTCAGTTTCATACTCGGATGGATTAAAGTAAAGACGGTGTGTTGTGTCTAATTGCACTTGGCCTCTCTCATTCAGTTTAGTCTTTAGAGTAGGTACGATGTTTTTAATTAAGTAGTCTACAAAATGTCCCATTTCCTTCTGTATTTGTCCATAATAATTTGCCACTTTATTCTTAGGCTCTTGATTTACTTCGACAAACCAAATACGTGAAGCTGATCCACTTACAGGTGCACTATCCCAATCATTTGATGTAAACATAAACTTACAGTGAATTGGAGACTCATACTTTTTCCCATACTTAGGATTAACCCATTGTGTATCAAATTCAGTAGTCCAATCCTTTAAGTTTGACATTACTTCTTTTGGTTGCTTCCAGTTACCTGCCTCTTCAACTACTACTAATTGACTAGCTCCTAAGAAATCAGTAAAGTCAGATTCTAGAGCTTTACATGAAACCTTTCTAGTTGCTTGAAGACCAACTAAGTATTTAAAGATAGCGACTACCGCAGACTTACCTTTATCTTCTGGTCCAATAAACCATAAGTTAGGTAGTTTAGCTTCAGGGTATGCAATTAAGATAGCACAGTACTGAAGTATTAGAGCATATTGATTACCGAAGCCATGACGTAGACCACCCTCGATCGTATCCCATTCACCTGGTTGAGCTTTCCATGTGGGACGTGTAAATATATTACGTGTCTTACCATCTATGCCCAGATCGCGTGGAAACTCGTTAGAACAATAATCAGGCTTATAGCCAAACTTATCATATGATCTTGATGGTATAGCACGCGAACCATAGAATTTCTCAAAGATAGCTTTAGTCCATGGTATTAGATTATCAGTAACTGAATCCACTTTAAAATATTCAGTACCTACTATTTCATAACGACTAACATCTTCTGGACGCGCTTCAATTTTTTCTACATCAATACCTTCACGTTTATATGATTGACGACGTATGTGGAGAGTTTCATCCTCATCTTGTTGTCTGTAGAATTCTCTACGCTCTTCCATAGTAGGTACATATATATGCTCGCCCTGTTTAACAGTTTGCTCAGCACCCTTTATTGGCCCATTCTCATGTATATGTCGCATCTCTGACTGAAAGTACTCACGTATCTCATCCGCTTGCATACCGCATCGAAGTAATTGACATGCCATTGCAAATTGATAGTTATAGTTACCTTCATCATATGCAGGTTGCTTTGACATATAATACTTAAGCACCCAATCTATTTTAAGTCGATTATCAGCGGTAGAATAAGTACCAACATAATCAGTTCTTGTAGTTGGTGTTTCTACATATTCCATAACATCTATCTCATGTTTTGCTAACCACTCATCTATTAGTTTAACAGAGACTCTACCTTTTACTTGAGCTACTTTCTGTACACGATCATGTACATTTGGCTTCTTCTTTACTAATTCATCTTTAGTGTTTACACCCCATGGTCCACGAGTAAATCGACCAGGATCTTTACAAGCCACATCGATGTCAGCACCATACTTTAAGAGTCCATCACGTATAGCTTTAAAGTATGCAGTATACAGAGAACGCTCTCCGAGATCCTCCTCTAACGCTATAATAAAATGTAATGATTTACTCGCTGAATTAATAACTGCGGAATAAGGTATCTTACTGCGCTTAATTAGATCAGCTTGTTCTCTTTGACTATGTGTGTCCATTTCAAATAAGAAGTTACTAAATCTAATAACGTTAATACCTTTACGAGTAGTTCCTTTCTTCATAGGATTAATCGACACATACTCTTGTGATTCTGCAATTTTACTTACAGGAAATGTTTTGTTCTCATATCGACTACCCATACAGGTATACTCGCCTGAGTTGAATAGACAATCTATCCATTCTTTTGTTAATTTAGTTTCTTTATTCATTTGTGATCATTTGTTTATATGTTGCAACTACTAACTCTATCTCTTCAAATTTTGTTTTAATGTATTTTGCAAGAGATGAATCATAATCAGTGGTTAGAAGGTCACCTACTAAACTATGTAAATCAGTCATCATTCTTTTTACTGAATCTTTTTTAATTCCTAAAATATAATCGTCATGTATATCTGGTCGTTTTTCTATAAAATGTAAATTCTCAACTATTTTATCTTCAAAGCTTTGCATATAGAATTTCCAATACTTTTGGTCTTTTGGACTATAGAGTGCATTGATAACCTCGTTGTCGAAATGTAATGATTTATACTGCATGATTATTGGTTTTTAAATTTAGTTAGTAAATATCCTGGTTCAAACGGTGCTCTCATAATTGCACCAGACTCCATGCCTTTAGAGATAACTCTCTTAACACTCGATGTACTAATACTACATGCTTCTGCAATTGCATTAACAGATTGTGGCCATGTAGATCTGTGATGCATAAAAAGCAAGACTGCTTTCTCATACTGATTTAGATCTGACTCATAAATGAAGTCTTGTTCTTCTGAGATTGAATCACCTCGTTTAGGATCAAACTCTTTGACTTCTTTTAGTTTAGGTTCCATCATAGGCTGCATAGCTCTATGTAATTCTGATCTAAGTCCTTCGATAGAAGCAATAAGATCTTGTTTTGTGGTTACTCCATCTAAGAAGTAATTGATTTCTTGTTCGTTCATAATTTAAAATTGTTTTTATTTTGTAACTTCGTTGTTACATCTGTTATACTTTATATATTGACATAGTTTCAAAAAAAAGACAGATTTCTAAAAAAAGATTACTTTATGTACTTTTTGTTCTAATTATGGTCCTTAGAGTACAAAAAAAGGGGCTGGAAACATGAAATCCAACCCCTTCTAAAATCAATAAAAAATTATATTATGACTACAGTAAGTCCTCACAAAACCGTAATCACTTATTATATATCACACTCTTAATTTGTTTCAAAAAAATGTAGATACATATTAGGTAGTGGCGTTATTATTATGTTTCTATTTTTATTTTCTTTTAGCCACTACTAAGCCCCTAGTTATTGCCATTTCTAGGGGCTTTCTTTTGCATAAAAAAGAGGGCCCCCATTTCTGAGAGCCCTCGGCCTAAATAAACTTAATAACAGCGCAGCTATTAGTTTACATCCATTAGTTTATTTTTCTTAAAATAGTTCCATAATTAGTTACTGAACCTGTTGTTGAATCATTGTAAGCTTGGAAGTAAAAGTATTGTGTTACTGACCAATCAATTGTTTGTACTTCTACAGGATCTCCTGATCTTACTGTTTCATTTCCTGTTTCATTTGGTGTACCATATGTATAAACCGCAGTACCTGCAGCAGTGATAAATAGTGTTTTTTGATAGTATGTTACTCCATTACTACTAGACTGTAATCCTGCTTGTTGTTTAGCAGAAGCATCTCCTACTACTGCTTGACCTACGGTCTGTGATTGTTCACTAAACCAATAAGATTCATAACATGTATTATTAAGAGTATCTCTATTCTCAAAAGATCTAAATTCTAAGATATCACCATTACCAAATGTATTAGCTGGTATAGTAACTACTGCGTAACAATTATCAGCCTGAGCCGTGTTAGGTACAGTAAATTGAGGTAGCTCAAAACTAACTATTCCACCACCACCTCCACCGATTGGTGTACCGTTGATGGCTAATTCAGAATTATTAGTTACTGTTACTTCTGATGAAGTTCCATCAGGTGATAACATTGTAATACCATTACCTCCTAATGCTGCTCCATCTGGTGCAACAATTTTAAGTGCTCTTACGTGTGTTGTATCTGCGGTATCAGCGGTTACTTGTCTTCCCATTGCAACTGCACCTGCTTGAGCAGCCGATGTTTGTTGTCCGAAAGCTACAGCTCCATCTCCTGATGCTGCTGAAGTTCTACCGAATGCTATTGCGTATGTGCTAGTTGCTTCTGCGTATTGTCCAAATGCTGCAGCGGAAGTTTGAGTAGCTTGAGCATCATCTCCATATGCCATTGATTCTCCACCAGATGCTAAAGCATTTTTACCTATAGCAATAGAGTTAAGTCCACTTGCAGTGGAGTCTTGACCTACAGCTACGGCTCCTTGTGCGCTAGCTTCTGCTTGATATCCTACCGCAGTACTTAATGATGCAGTTGCATCAGTGTTATTACCTAAGGCTACAGATTGTTCACCTGCAGAATTAGCACTATGTCCTAAGGCTACACTAGATGTTCCGCCAGCATCGGCAGCACGTCCAACTGCGGTTGATGATAGTGCATTAGATAAAGAATCACGTCCTATAGCTAAAGTACCTGCATTACCAGCAGCGGTTGCATTTAATCCAATTGCCATTTCTTCTCCAGATGCTGAACATGTAGCACCGTTACCGATAGCAAGACCTTGAGCTCCTGGTGCTGCAGCGTCTTTACCTATGGCAATACTTTCTGAATTACTTGCAATTGCATTATCACCTAATGCGATAGAGTTATTTCCTGATGCATTTGCAGCGGTAGTTGTTAAACTGGCAGCCGATTGCATTGAGTCAGTACCTGTACCACTTTCTAAACCTGCCGAAGCAGATGGTAAACCATTTACTGTTGCTCCTGTAAAATCTACAGTACCACTAGAAAACTTAGTTTCTGTGTTACTCATTTCCATATTAGTAGCATTACCAGCACCGTCAGTTATTGCTTTTGCCGTTGCGGTAATGTTACCATTGTCGTCTGTTTTTAATAGCGCACCGAACGACTGATCTATTTGTGCATTTTGTAATGTTGCCATATTGTTATATATTTAATTTTTTTATTATACTATTCTAATCTTTAAATCACCTGCATTATGATATACACCACCTAAAGGTATTCCACCCGCAGCCGCTGCAGTATCATCTGCATAATTTATATTTGCATAATCTAAGATTTGTAATTTATCCATTGTTACAGTATCCGCAGTAACTGCATTGATACCTGAACCAATTGCTACTGCTCCATCAGCGGTTGCTTGTGCAAGTTTTCCTATTGCGATAGCTCCAATTGCTGTAGCGTCAGCTTCTTTACCAACTGCTATGGCATCTACCGCCGTTGCAGAAGAACCATATCCACCTACTACTGTAGCACCTTCAGCGGTTGCTTCACTAAATGCTCCGAATACACATGAGCTAAATGCTGATGCTGTTGAACTAGCGCCAACTACTACTGATCTACTACCTGATGCATTAGCACTATCACCAATGGCAACTGTACGAGATCCAGTTGCTTGTGCTTCATTACCTACAGCTACATCTTTTTCATTTGTAGCATCAGTATTAAAACCAATTGCAATGTTACTTCTAGCAAAAGCATTATCTCCACCTGCATTGGCTGTATTACCTATTGCGATATTATTAGCACTTGATGCAATTGAACCATCACCTAAAGCAATAGTATCTGCTTCAGATGCATTTGCAGCCACAGTAGTTAAAGTAGAAGCTGATTGCATTGAATCAGTTCCTGAACCACTAATTAAACCAGCAGCAAGTCCACCTCCACCGATTGGAGTTGAGTCAATTTGTAAGGTACCAGAAGCATCGATGTTTATTCTTCTATCTGTTCCACCTGCATCTGACATAATAATACCACCAGCAGTTGGTGTTGAATCTGTTTGTGTTTCTAGTGCTTTTACTGAAACTGTATCTATAGTTGAGGCAGTTACATCGTAACCTAATGCAACAGCTCCAGTTGCATTAGCAATAGTTCTATTTCCTACTGCGGTAGATTGAGTTGCTGAAGCATCAGCGCCATCACCTAATGCGGTACTATTTGAACCAGTAGCATTAGACTGACCACCAAGTGCAACACTTTCATTTCCAGTACCTTGTGCAGAAATACCTACAGCTAAACTTCTACCTGAACCACCATCAGTGTCAGGTCCTATTGCCATCCCGTTACCTGCATTAGCATTATTCCCAATAGCCAATTTACCTGCGCCAGCAGCAATAGTATTAGCGCCTATTGCAATAGCACCTACTGATTGATTAGCTACAGCATTTTTACCAATAGCAATTTGGTCTGTGTTAGCAGTTGAAGCACCATCGCCTAGAGCAATTGATTGAGCACCCGCTGCACTTGCAGCATTAGTAGTTAATGTATCCGCAGATTTTATTGAGTCTGTGCCAGCACCTGCAACCATACCACCTGGATTGATACCAGTTACTGTACCTGTAAAGTTAACAGTTGAAGAACTAATTTGAATTGGTAGTACGCCACCGTTACCATCTTCTAGATTTTTAAGTGTACCATCAATTGGTTGTTCGTCTGAGGTTTTAATTAAACCTTCGTACGTGTCTTTAATTTTTTGATTTACTAAACTTGACATATGTTATTGTGTTTGTTTTATTTATTCGTTTTTTATGTTGTAAATGTGTATTGTACATTTCCTGGTACCCAACCTCCTGTGTTTTGGTATGTCGTAAGCAAGACACCATTATCATCATATAGTGCCCATATTCTTTCACCAGCATATGAACCTGGGTTTGATCCCGCTACTATTCTATATGATTGGCCAGGTTCAACATCGATATATCTGTTAACTATACCTTTATAGTCTCTAGAACCAGTACTTGGGAAGTTAGGATCTCCGTTATCAAATCTTTCAAATCTAATTCCAGCAGGGCCACTCAATTGACCTGCAACTGGATCTGTGGCATAATACAGTCTATTAATATCTGCCAACATATCGGATGAGTTAGCAAATGAATAAGGCGTACCATTAAAGTTTACATCTGTAAACACCCCAGGACTAGTCTCTTTTTGTAGTATACACCAACCGGTATTCCAACCATCTCCATACGTATCTTGTAATTTAAAATTATATACTAATACAGTACTGAGTGAAGTAATAGTGGCTGTAGTTGCCGCTGAAGTATTACCTGCGTTATCTGTTGCCGTACAACTACCTAAGTAATCTGTACCTGGTGATGCGCTACCTACAAGATCATTTGTAATTTGTATTTGCCAATCACCAAGACTATTTGTTGTTGTAGTGTAAGTTTGAGCATCTATTACAAATTCAATTGTACTAAAAGCTTCCGCCGTACCATTAACTAGAGGTGTAGCATCATTTGTTGTTGTAAACGAAGACCATACTGGAGGTGCTGGAGGATTAAGGTCTATTGCCCATTCTTCATCTTCTAAGTTCCAGTCAGTATCTGTAGTATTCCATATTAGTTCTACAATTGGTATTACCGCACAAGGTGCTGTACTACCAAATGTTCTGGTTTCAATGCCAAATTGATTAACATTAACACCCCAGATACAAGGTACTTGAGGTGCACCACCGTTACAAACAGTATCGGCTATTGCGAACCACCATGTGCCGTTTTCAGGCTGTGAAATACCATAATGATCTGCAAGTGCTATTACCCATGAACCATATAAGGGTTGTGAAATGCCTAATTGTGCACATAGTGCTTGGATCCAACTACCATTAACAGGTCCAGTTGCTCCTAAATATAGAGCTGCCGCTGAAACCCATGTTCCACCAGTTGGTTCTGTAATAGTATTGTTACTAAGACAGAGTGCGTAGTCTCTTGTTGCTAATTGTATATCCATCTATATAGAAATATAATTTGTTAGTTAGTTGTTTCGTTTTAATCTCTCTACTGCATCGATAGCTCCTTGCGTACCAATGTAAGTAGTTGCAATAATCACCCAATCTGATGAAGTTAGATCGCCAAAGAGTGCAAGAGCTGTAGCTATAACGAAAACAAACAGTTTTTTACTTAACCAACTATTTAGTATTTTGTCCACTTTTCCCATTCTTACTTAAAAATATTTTTAGTTTTGTGATGTTCGTGTTCGTCGGCTTAGTTGCACGAGGAACAATCGGGGTCACAGTCTGTTCCGCAGTCCGCATATATCCAAAGGTTGTTTTGATTTCTTAATAGTGGTACATTAGTTTGTAGTCCACTAAAATATTGATCTGTTTTATCTGGCATCATACCATCTGTTCCAGGATTTGTATACTCTGGGAACATACCAGGATTATCTCTAAAGAACTCTACTAAACGAGTAGCATAAAACTCTGCTGTGTCTAATACAGTTCCTCTAAGGTATCTCAGTTCTTCTAAGGTGGTAGGTGCAGTCTCTTCTGACGTACCATTAACAATACCTTGATTAACTACTTTATATTTAATACTAGGCAAGATCATGTATAAAGCGTATTGCATTAGTGTTTTACCAACATAATCATTTAGTAATAACTCTTCATCCGCATTTAAATCATTAGCTATTATACCAGCTTGTAATCTTGCATATAATTTAGATCCAACCAAATTTTGAATGTAGATATCACTCGCTTGTAATATATGTGGTGTAATCTCATTTAGTCTAACATTGTCATCTAACTGAGTCCATTGTTTTAGTCTTTGTTCTGAGACTAGAAGTACTTGCTTCGCCATATTAATCGTTTGCTATATTTGTTATGTCTTCTTCAACAGCAATATCATCTGCATCAGTACCAATAATCATAGGCACTGGTTCCACAGCTAATGTTACATTTAAGCCATATAAGTTTAATAAGTAACCAAAAGTATCGATTACTTTAGTTTGTTTTGGTCTTACAACTGAATTCATAAAGTGTGAATAAGCTGTAATAATCTCATCAGCATTACTAGAGAAACCAGATGCATCTACAACTCCCAACAATTTTGGAGAAGTCACCCTATGTGCGGTGAGTATACGTGATACAGTTCTAGCATCAACCAGTAAATAATAGTCATCATTTGCTGATTCTATTGGTGTTACTTCCATTTCTTCACCAGGTCTAGAGAAACCTAAGAAGAATCTACCAGCATTCTCTTCGCCAGTAAATGTGTTCTCTATTTCTCTATAGATATCTGCTCTTTCCTCAGGATTAGGAATACCATTTCTGAATTGAATAAACATAGATGGAGATAAACCGTTAGAGATGTTCGCGTTGTGGAATCTAGCGATACGCGCATCAAGTTGGATATCGTTCATAGCCGATACATACGGTGGCAGTGGATAGACATCTTGACCTGGCTGATATGATTTACAGTAGTATATTTGTGATGCGTCATCACCTTTAGTGTTAGTTACACTAAATGCAGTGTATTCTACTGGTTTGTATTTTCTAATAGCAGTCCAATCAGATGAATAGTAATAACTTGTAATCTTATCTTCATCATTTGGAATAGCAGCTCTTACATTAGCAAAAGGTAAATGATACATTTCCGCTATGCGATTACCTTCTTTGTTCCAGATCACATTCATAGCATACCCACCGAATAGTGTGTAGTCTAATGCAATCTTACTAAAGACTTCGTTAATAGTCTCACCATCAGAGTTTATATACTCTGTACCGTAGTCTATAATACCTTCACCAACAATACCATCTCTAATTGCATTAATACATGTAGCGTTAATTGCTGATGTATCATATAATCCTATAATAGTTTGTGGAAATAAGTTATCGCCACCAAATCTCATATAGTCTTTACCTCTTACTTCAGAGATAACTGGTAATTCTAGCGCTGTAAAGGCTTGTCCTTTAATAGAGTATAAACTCTCGGGATTTCTTGTGCTCATATTTTATATTATGTATAATTAGGTCTAAAGTATGTATCTGACTCTCTTTGCTCATTATTAGAGATATAAGGCTTAGTGTCTATTTCACCACCTGGACTAAATATTAATCTAACCATACCTAAATTTATAGGACCAAATGTTGGTTTATCAGTAGGTCCAAATGGTGGTGTTGTAACCACTTGATAAAAACCATCTCTGTGTTGCTTTGCAAAATCTGGAATTTGATCACATTGAACAAACCATCTAGAATACCTGTCATTAATTGTTAAAAATGCACTATCATTAAGTGGAAATGGTCCTAGCCACTCTTGTGTATTTAGAGATCTATACCAAGTCCAGAACTGGCCTTGATACGGTATACGTCCGTTCCAAAACATTTCTATATAAGAACCTGTTACTCCATTTTGTGTTACGATTGATGTCATACTCTAGTTAGTTGTATTTGTATATTAAGAAATATAAAAACAGCGTGAGTTGTAATTAAGATAAATAAAATATGATAAAACACATCAAATACGGTGAATGGGAGTGTATGAGTCTACCTCTTGCAGGTTTAGAGTCACCTATTGTTAAAGAATTACTAGATAGAATCAAAGAATTAGACTGGACTGACTACGAGCTGTGGACACATGGGAGCATTCTAGGAGACACTACTGCCAATGATATAGATTTAACTATTATAGGACCACATGATGTCCAGCGAGTCTCTAAGTTGTTAGAGGACTGCGTGAGGTTAGGTTACCAGCGTAATATACAAACTGATGTTAAATATCTAGTAGAAGGTCATTTATATGATGCTGTCGAAGGCCATCCACAATGTAATATAGAAGCACACTATCAACCAGAAATCTGGATTAATGGTACTACATATAAATATGGTGTGTTAGTTGATGGCTTATGGTGTACTGAAAGACATTGGCCTATGGTTAAATCAGCACCGTATTCTCCAAAACAATTAATATAAAAAAAGGGCTACTAATTAAAGTAACCCTTTTCTGTTGATATTTAAGCTAGTTAAAGTTTTATGCTTCGACTATACTTCCTGTAACTTCGAATGATGGTTGTTCTTCCATTCCGCTGAAAGTTAATTCACTCCCCGATCTATCTCCATACGCCACACCAGATACATTTGTACCTGCAGTCATATATGCATTTCTAGCAATTCCTACTGACCAATATTTACCGTTATTGTCTTTAAAGACAACAACCATTTCATTGTTCTGAGATAGTAATAAGATTTGATCTCTTATTGCTGCATCTCTTTTATTTAGGATCATTGTTAATGCCTGATCGTAGAATAATGTACCGTTTTCTTGTGATACATTGATAGTTTCTGTGAATGAACTAGTTTGTCTTGGAACCTCAAACTCAAAGAAGTCACTAGGTGTAAGTGCTGAACCACCTACTGTAATCGCTGTAATAGTTCCAGCCGACTCAGTAAAAGATTCTGTGGGTCCGTTAGCAATAAAGATCTTCTCAATACCACCATTTTGGTCCACGCAATCGAGGGTTACCCCTTGGGTTATGTTACATGCCATAGTTACTTATTGTTTTTTTTAGTTAATAAAACCAGAGCCACCTGAGTAGCTCTGGTAGTTTGATTTACGCCATATCGTTAGTACCGAATAGGTTTACTTCACCTACACCGACACCAAGTCTCCAAGCTGCTCTAAATTTCATTACATCAGAAGCTTCATCATAGAAGAATCTAAATGCATCTAACTCATCAGTTAAACCAGTTGCTGCTAAGATCATCTTACCAGGACCAGCAAATTTGTAATCAGATCCTACAAGACCTGAAGACTTAACCACAGTTACATTAGTTCCAGGTAAGATAATTACATCGTTACCAGATACTGAATCATAGTGGAATAAGTTAGAAGCTACTAAACCTCTTACTAAAGCTCTATAAGCATCAGGAGAAACAACCATAATTAAGTCATCTCTATCTTTTACTGCTTCGTCGATTGCATCATATAAATCTAATGCTTGTTCTACTGCGTTAGCAGGAGTCCATGCTGCTGGTACACCACCTTGTAGGTTAGCTCCGTTTGCAGATGTAATCTGTCCTTTAAGACCTGCTGTTGCACCAAATCCATTGATTAAGAAACCTTCGTTGTATTTTCTTAATTTGTCTGCGTAAGACTCAGAAATTACTTCTTCGAATGGTAACTCATTGTTTCCAGTACCTGCGCTCATAAATGCAGATTGGTATACTGATCTTAAGTCCTCGATACACATTTCTGTTTTCGATTGTAAACTTTCGATTGTTACGTTTACTTGTGAGTAAGTTACTTCACCGTCTGAAGACCATCCACAAGATAGTGCTGATACAGGTAATGCTGCATCAACTAAATTAATAGCGACTGTTCCACTAGTGAACCCGCTTCTTAGATCTACATAATCAAGTAGATCGGTTTTTAATACAGCCTTCGAGATAAGATCGATTGATAATTGATCTGTATACGCTGGAAGGGCTGAAATGTCAAATCCAAATGCCATAATGTTAATTAGTTTTTTTTGTTAGTTTAAATTATTTGTTGCGGATAGCTCTTAATGCATCCATTCTTGTAGCTAGAGTTGATTCAGCTTCTTGTTTTGCTTTGCTGAAGTTATTTCTAACTGGTTTTGTAGCAGGTTCATCAGCTACCACATTAAATCTTTCTTGTAAAAGAGATAATTCTTTTTTAAGTTCTTTGATTTCGTCAGTGTAAGGCTCTAACATAGTTGCAATACCCTCAAGCATTCCTTCTACGTCGAATTCTTTCTTCTCTTCGATCTCGATTTCTTCTTCTTCCATTTTAACTTCTTCTTTATCTTCTTCAGAAGCTTCAACTTCAGCGCCCATATCTTCGATACTAGAGATTTCGCCGTTTTCACCAACAGTAATCAATTTACCATCAGTTGTTTCGTGTTTCCCTGCAGGTGCGAATGGATCTTCTGATGCACCCTCTCCAGCTCTTACAAAAAGAATTGCTCCATCTTGTAATTCGCCTTCAGTATACACTTCAGTTCCATCTACTAGAGTTGCCTCTGCAAATGAATTTTCTACAACTGTTACGGTTTCTGTGTCTGCTCCGAGCATTACTCTAAGCTTTGAAATTGCGTTCTCGACTGTCATACTGTAATAGTTTTTTTAGATTATTGTTGCCTGACTTAGTGCCAGGTATTAAGTAATATAGAAAAGCTCAATATTGACAAAAAGTAATAAAAGTAATAAAATTGTTTACTTTTAAAAACCTCCAAATATCTCTCCACTCTTTCCCAGATAGAGGTTTAAATATTGGGGGTTTCTAAAACATATGTATTTTATTACTTTATATACTTTTTTAGTCTTTTTTTGAAAATAAATGCTCAAATATTTTTTTATGTCAATTATTTTTCGTATATTAGTAGTATACTAATGGAGGTTAATACCTCACTAAACTAAATAACAATGTTAAAAATAGAAAAATTACACAGACAATTTGAAAAGACTATGGAGTCTAAACAATGTGAACCTACTAGAATGTCAATGGATGATATTGCAGATAGCTTAGCAGAAGATGGTGTTAGTTCATTATTCGACATGCTAGTAGAAACTAAAAAAATGTTAGAGATCATTATGCCTAGTCAAGAAACTCTTGCAGCTTCTTGGAAATATAGTGGTTCTTACTATAACACAATAACTAGCTTTACTAAACACGAAGCTAAATACTCTGCAGAACCACATATTAGAATGGTTGTTGCTAACGAAAAAGTAAAAATAGAATTTAAACAAGTCTCTGACGAAGTTGTAGAATTAAATACAATTAAACTTAGTAAAGAGTTTAGACGTACAGGACTTGGTAAAGATATTATGGAAAATCTAATGAAAATAGCACAACGATTAAGTTTTGATCTTATACTAGTGCCTGTTGCATTTGATTCAAGTATTGGTAGTTACAAAGAATTCTTTAAAGAAACTTTAAGATTACGTAAATGGTATTATGATCTAGGTTTTGAATACCAAAAAGATTCAGCCATAATGGTCTGGTAAAAATAATTTGAAAATAAACGCATAAATATTTTTTTATGTCAAATATATTTCGTATATTAGTAGAGTAATAATTAAAACAAGTAAAACTATGAACAATTTAGAATCAGAAATCAACGACCTTAAACATGAGTTAATGGGTTTCACACGTGAACTACGGGCTTTATCATTGAGCGAAGACTCAGATGAATACTACGAAGTAGACTCTCTTATTAGAGATATGGAAATGATCGACGGCTTAGGTCTTAGTGACGAAGAGTGGATCGAAGAAGCAGAGTCTTTAATTCAAGTAGCCGAAGACTTAGTATAATAATTAATTAATCAATAAAAACAAAAACATGAACAATTATCAAGACATCAAAACAATCGAGCGTAACTTCGAAGAACTGTTACCTGACGTACAGATTACGGACATCGTTGAATTTAACGCAAGACAATATGACATATACACTACCGAGCGTAAACATGACACTAACTGTTATGCCGTGTATATTGTAGATGGATATATTAGAGATCGTGCAACTGACGACGAACTAAAACTAATTTAAAAATAAACCGCGAAAAGTTTTTTTATATCAATTATTTTTCGTATATTAGTAGTATAATAATTAATTAATCAATAAAAACTTAAAAAAATGACAATTTCAAAAACAATGACAACAAACAAAAAACTAAGTTACACATGGGATGAGTACCTAGCATTCTGTAAAGAAAACAGGATTAAACTTAAAACATGTTTTAACAGCGAAGTATCTAGTTATAGTAAATACACCAAGTACATTGGTAAAAAGTATTTGACTATTGAAGAAAGAGATTATAGTAACTCTGATTACGCACCTCGAACTATGTCTAACACAATTACATTTACATGGGGTGATCATTCTGAAGAATTTGAATTCGATCGAAGTAAAAAAATGCCAGAAAGTGTAGATTATCTACAAGCTGCTTTAGATTGGTATGATGAACTTAAAAATCCTTCAGATGAATTAGTAAGTTATGTAATGGATTTTTATGGAGGCTTAAAGCCTAGTTGGGATTTCTTTAAAACAAATCCAATTACTAAAACTGAAGTAAAGCTAGCAGTAAAATATTATAGAAAGATGGTAAGTCAAATTACTTGGAATGATGAAGGACACTGTGACTCATTTGATCGTGAACTAGTTCGTGATATTCTTTTTATCACAAAGGGAATGACAACTAATGTCAAAGAAGATATAGAATATGGTCGTTTAATGTCAAAATTCTTTACACCAGGTGGTAAAATTAAAAAGAAATATCAATCTTTAGTAAAATAATGGTAGGCCTAGGAGAAATAGCAGTAGTCATCATAGCTTGGTGGCTACTATTTAAAACAAAAACCACTTAGTCAGTATAACTAGTATAAACAATAAAAACAAATATTATGAGACATTCAAAAATTAATTACAACGAAGTAGTTACCTACATTGGAAAACCTATTACCTATAAAGGTAAAACACTTTTAAACACAAATGACATTGTTCACATTGAAAGACAAATGACTGCAAAAAAAATAGTTGTGTTTGCAATCAAAGAAGGTAATGGACAATTCACTATTAAATCACCACGTGCAGATTTTAAAACTCTACCAGGAAGACCTCATATGCAACCTTTTGCTAGTCTTGAAGACAGAAAGATTGAAGGTTTAAATATAGTTAATAGAAATGTACGCTATGTAATAGGCGCAATGCTCTAAAATTTTTAAATTAAACTATGAAAAAGAATTGGAGTCCTTGTAAATTGTCAATGGACAGTGCTAATACTATTCGAGCTAAGTGGCTCGAAGGTACTAGTATTAATTTACTAGCTAAACAATATGATATGAGTCGAGCAGGTATTAAGTCAATACTCAAAGGTAAGACTTACAATAAATTTGGAGAGTATGAAGATCTAATGTTAAAGAAGTCTACTTCTCTTTTCTCCTTCTGATCTCAATAATTCTGGCAATATTAAGTACTATACCAGTAACTAATAGTGTCATTGTTAGTATTGTAGACCAATCAACCATTACAGCACCGACAGCACCTATAGTTGTTACGTTTGCTACTGAATCTTTGATTTCTTCCATTATGCTTTAGTTGCTTTTTCGATAAATTGACCTGCTACAGAAAATCCTTGAAGTTCACCTTCTTTAATTTTTTGCCAAGTTTCTTCATCATTGATTTTATATGACGCCATCCAACTACCAGCTGGCACGTTGAAGCCCATCGCCTTACTTTTGTCCATTTCAGGATCAGTAACGATCCAAGATTCAAGAAGAGTATTATTAGTAGTAATGTCATCATCGTGGTTAATATCCGTGTTATTCTGTTTATTATACTCAAAGAATTTCTGTGCTATCTTAGCTACAGTTTCTTTACTAAAGAATACATGAAATGGATTACCATGCTCATCCTTTCTTAAGATTAATTGATCGGGAATCATTGCAGGTCCAGTCACTATCATTTGATCATCTTCTGAGAATGCAAATGTACCTGGATATCTCCAATAATCATTAGAACTTGAAGCCACTTGACCTGCTCTACCGTCTGCACGACCTTTAGACATTACAACAGTTCTACTACCTTCTCTATATACTTCGACTTCTTCCCAATAATGATTGCAGTTAACTCCGCCTTTAAAATCAAAAATACTGTAAGGTCTACCTCTGTGTCTGAAACCTGTGTTTATAGACCTCGACATAGACGATAATTCTTCACGAGTATATAACTTACCCATTCTTACCATAGCTCTACAGAAGTTACGAGAGTTGCTTGAGATAGGTCCTGTGTATCTGAATTTAATCTCTGGTTCTTTATCAGCATCTTGTTTACCAAGAATATCTAAACCAACAATACCTTTAACATAATCACCAACATTCTCAAAGTTAGATTTAGTTCCATCGATATAAACAGTATCGTCAAAGCTAAGTACTTCACCATGCATTTCACATAGTTGTATGATTAACTCTTGACGTTGTTCGTCTCTAATCTTTTTTAGTTTATTTGAGGCCCATTCTATACCAGCTTGTCCACCCCATGCATCAACCATAAGACCTCCACATCCTTCAGAGTAAGCAACATCTTTATATTGTAGATGTCTTGCAAACGCTGCCATTCTCGCTATCGTGTCTTCTGAGATGTTTTCACCTTTTGCTAATTGATTTGCACGTGCTTTACCAACGGGTGTACCACAGTCGCCCCAACCATTCTTATCAGCCCAATCTAAGGCTCTTTGTGCTGCATTCTTTGCAGACTCAGGATAATCATTGTAAGTTTCAAACTCTTGTTTATTTGCGATAGGTACACAGTTAGGAACCATGCGACCTCCTTTTGGTTTCATACCAATAGCTTCATGATCTGGCCAACATGCATCGTCTAAATCAAAAGAGTCATAACAAATAGCAGCGGCTTGATCATCATCATAACCTTCACCTTTTAAAATGGGTATACATCTACTTACATATTCTTCTTCAGTCTCACCACTAATTGGATCTACGAATTTCTCTTCGCTAAATGCTAAGAAGTCTACGCCTATTGCAGGCTTATCTACTATGGACATTACTTCTACTCCTAAATCATCAAATTCAAGGTTGTCCCAATCTATTAAAAGTTCTACTATTTTATTCATAATGTATGTATCTTACAACCTTGCTAGGTCATTTATTTTTGCATCGGCTTCTTGTTGTGATGTCATTTCATCTGAAACTACATAAGCTCTAATTACTGGTTGTGTATTACCAGCAGTTTGATCACCTAAAGTTACTATATTTTCTTCTGAAGTATCTGCTTCAGCGGCAGCATTTAAGGCTTCTCCTGGATTAAATGCAGGTATTGTAGGTGCTGCAGGTGTTCCACCGCCTCCACCGCCAGTACCTCCACCACCACCTGGAACTGGAGTTGATATAATATCTTTAACAGATTTAAAACCAATTGCTGCAATTGTTGCAATATTGGCAATCTTAAGACCTATTTCAAATGGAGTAACTGTTTTAGTTGCTAATTCAGTAGTAATACCTTGATATGTGTTGATAGTCGCTGCTGCAATTGCGGCTGCTTTACCAGCTGCACTATTCTCACCTAAAAGATCAGCGATAGCACCAAATGTTTGACCAGCGAGAGCGATCTGTTGATCTTTCTCTGCTTTTTGCATTTTCTTGTCAAACTTCTGTTTCTCTTTGTCTAACTTCTCTTTCTTCTTAGCAAATAAGTCATCTACTTTGGCTTTCTCTTCCGCAGTAGCTCTATATGTGTTAAGTTCATCTTGTGCAGCTTGTTGTTGTATCTCTAATTCAGCGTATGCCTTTTCCCATTGATTATCGATTGCCTCTGTATTTAAAGTAGCAATCATATCATTAATAGACTTCTTTCTTTCTACTTCTTGTAATTCTAATTCTGCAGTTATTCTACCTGCATCTAGTTTTCTAGTTTCTAGTGCAGTTTCAGCATCAATACGTGCAGCGGTAGCCTCTGCTAATGAAGTTTCGAGTTCTTCACGCTTTTCATAGTTAGATTCTTGTGAAATCTGTAGTCTTAAGTTCTGTTCTTCTAGTTTAGCTTGTTTTGCTAAGTTTTCTGCTAGTTTTACTTGTGCTTCTCCTAATCTTTCTAAGGCTTCTTTTCTTTCTTCGTAAGTTCTATTAGTATCTTCAGCGATCTTTTGCTGAGTTTCCATTTCTTTGTTTAGTAATGCGTTGTCAACTATCAGTGCTTGTTGTGCATCTCTAATACCTCTAAATTGATCTACTAATTTAGTGGCTACTTCAACAGCTTCTTTAACTTCTTTAACTACTGTCTTACCAAATTCTATAACAGCGTCTGTAGCATCAGCAACTTTATCTGTAACATCTTCGACTCCAAGTACTACTTTACCTACTGCGTCAGCCGCAATCTTTCCAGCTGCACTAAAGTTACCACTGAACAACTCTTTTATAGCGCTACCAAGTGCAGGGATGAGTTCTAAGAGACCTTCAAACCTGTTCATTATATTTTCTTTAATGGCATTTGCAAAGCTCATCAGAGCTTCCTTAGGAGATGTGAATGCCCATACAATCTTTTCACCTAACATAGAGAAGAAGTCCATAACTTTACCAGTTATGATACCTAGAGCTTCCATTGCAATGGCTAATTTTCTACTACCTTCTTCAGAATTCTTAAAGTATGCAAATAGTGATGTAAGTGCAATTAACAAGGCACCTAGACCAGTCGCTGCGATAGCTCCTTTTAGTCCTTTGAACCCTGCGGTTGCTCCCTTGATACCTGTTTTCATATCATCGAAAGCCTTTTTACCTTTTGCAAGTATAGTATTTTCTTGAGCTACCTTCTTGGTTTCTTTACCAAGCTTAGACATCTCTTTCTGTAACTCCTCTACGGACTTTACTTCCTTCTCAATACCATCAATGGTAAATGTAATTTTAACTTCTTCTTGTGCCATCTATATAGAAATATAATTTATAGTTAAGTTGAATTAAGAACAAAATCCTAATGCTGTTACAAATACAAACGCTTGATCTGATGTAGCCACTCGAGGTGGTGTTTGAGAACATATTGTATCTGTTTGACCTGGTAATATAACCTCTATGCGATTAACACCACTACAATCTCTGTATTTGTAACTTCCTTGTTCGATAATAGAACTGTTAAAGATATCATATTCTCTACAAACATCATCCGCTGCACAACTAGCATCACTAGTACATGTAGTATTACCTTCAAAAACAGTAACATCTTCAGATGAACCAAAAGCCGAACCAACTTCTGCACATATTGTAACACTTTGTCCGCCATTAATTGGTTGATTATTATATACGATACCATTAAATGTATAAGTATAAGTATGAGATACAAATGGGTTAGTATTATCAATAACAGTACATACTTGTTGAGGTGGTGGTGCAATACCTAGACAATCACTACAATCATCATATAAAGTAGGATTAACATCATCACATGCTAAACATGGAGGTGCTACGTTTATTACTTGTCCACATACATTAGCAAATTGACCTGTTGCAATTTTATATACACCAAATATTTGTAATGGAGTTGTTGTGTTAAATCTAACATTTGTAAATGTAGTATCATCACACGATGTCATGTTGTATGTGTATACACTACCTTGACATGTTGCACAATCATCATATATGTTTTCTACAACTTGTGCTGTTGTAGTTGTATCTAATGTTCTAACTATCCAACAACCTTGTACGCCAACTATTTCTATAACTTGACCTTTACTTAAGGTTACTGAACGATCTACATATTCAAAACTACCTTGAAAATCACAAGCTTCTACTTTGTAACTATTATTAGTAGCTATACCTTCACAATCTGCACAATCAGTAAATGTATTACCAATAGTGTAATTAGCTGCTTGAGTAGTAGTTGACTGTATATAGTAACATCCATTTCTTTCGTTTAGATCTACTGTAGTTTGATTAGCTAATCCAAGAGGTGATGATGCAATATAAGTTGCTGAACTTGATTGTGAACAGTTATTTAGGTGCTCTCTAAGAATATAGTTTGTTGTTACTTGATCACACGTTAGAGTAACTGTAATAACATCTGATTGACATCCATTTGAATCTGTAACATAATATAAGTAATCACCAGGACATAGACCTGTTCTGTTAAATGATGTAGATGATGGATCATCTTGCCAATCAATTGTAGCAGGTAAACCTCCTGATGTAACAGTAACTGCTATCTCACCATTACATGGTCCTGGGCCACAATCTGTAGGATTTGTAGCAACATAATTACTAGTAACTGGATTATTAGTAGGTGGTTGGAGTGTAAACTGAACAATTGCAGTTCTACCATTTGCATCTTCTACTACTAACTCATCAGTACCAATTGGTATGTTATCAATTGTAAAGACATAAGGTGCTTGACCTGGAGTTGCTTGTAAAACTCCTGTTTGACCAGTTCCTGCTATAGTCCAAGTAAATGGAGGTGTACCATCTGTAGTAATGATTAAAGAACCATTATTACCGAAACATGCAGGATCAACTGTTGTAATAGAAAAATTAGTTAGAGGTTCGTTAGGCCAAAAGACTCTCTGATCTTTTACACTAATTAATTCACATTTAACTGCGGTACGGTTACCTATTTGTGCATCTATAATCTTTTCAGGTCTATAGTACTTACCATCTATAAAGATAACATCATCAAATGTTAGTGTTTGTAGATCTACATTGTTAAGTGTAAAGTAAGCTGTTAGACGTCTACTAAACTTATTGTACAATGAACTAATATAACGTGCCCAGAATACCTCAAATAGTGTGTTAGGTATTTCGCTATAGATTGGAGGTACTGGTACTAAATTACCTTGTGCATCAGTTGTATAATCATTAGGATCTGGATCTAAGAAATATCTAGTATCGTTTGCGAAGTTAAGATTAAGTGTAGTAGTAGAAGGTGGACCAACAGCATTTTCAATTGGCCAATACTCATAAGGCGAAACTAATGGGTATGTAACATAAGCAAGCTGATCCTGACTACCAGTACCTGTTTTGTAATACCATGTAGTACCTCCTGTAGTAACTAAACCATTATAGAATAAGAATCTTGTTTTAGGTTTAATAGGTAGTCTTTGATTATCATCTACCTCAAAGATTTGTGGTATAATAAACTTAGGATTAGTATGTGCTGCACTACCTTGTGTATCTACAATTTGATCAATAGGTGTAGGTGCAATTCCTATAACTTCGACATCTCTTTTACCTTTTAGTAATTCATTTTGTGAATCAAACCTTAACCAACCATAAGCGTGTTTGTTATTATCTTGATGGAATGAATTTATATAGTCTTCATCCTCTTGTTTTGTAAATTCTATTTGTGCTGATTGTGTGTTAAACAGAGGCTCACTCACAACATCTTTTTCTCTAATTAATTTATTAGACCAGTCATATATTTCACCTGAACCTATAAAGTCTTTCCATGGTTCGATAATAAAGTGGTTAGGTCTATCACTTGCAGGTTGCATTACTAATCTAAACATAGTAATAATATCCTTAATAAAATCTATTTGTTGGTATTCACAATCTAAGTCTCTTGCAGGTGAGTACTTACCAGGTGCTGCTTGACACTGCCAATAGGCTTGACCTACTGAAGAAATTTGCGTTTGTACATCCCAATCAAAAAAGACTTGGAATATATCATCAGTTGTTGGTTGTGTACCACCATTTCTAGAATCATAAGTACCACTTGACCAGTTACCATTTGTTGCAGAATTACCTGTTGCTAAGACTTCTATAATATTACCACCTGGTGCATCGACAAGACAAAGTTGTACATTACAGTAAACTGCGGTATAACCTTGATCTGAGTTTTCCATCTGTGCATCTACTCGACCTCCAAATTCAAAAGCATAATAGGCACCTCCAACTGCCGAAGGACCTGGAGCTACATAATATGAACCATTACCAGAACCTACATTAGGATTACCAACATAATAGTTAGGTGCGTCAACAACTTGATTACTGAAGTAACCGAAATTAGCAATATCATTATTACCATTATCTGATTCAAAGTATTCAAAGGTTTGTGATGATGCATCTCCATAACTTAATATAGCACCTGCATCTTGTTCTACACCAATAGTAGTCTGTTCTCGATTACCAAAAGCACTCACATACATATGTCTAAACTGCTCATCACCTAAAAAACTAGATTCATATGTGTAACCACTATTCTGGAATATTTGATCCCATATTCTTTTAGCTCTAATCATAGGTTTAAACCTTGCTGGTGGTAGAGCAGATGATGTGTGTGTAAATGATTGCTCTTGTGCACCAGATCCACCTATACTAATTGTAGGTGAGTTTGTTGCAAGATCTCCATCATTATCATATGAATTACCATGATCTATAAGAGGAAATAAGAGATCGCCATCTGCATAACCCGCAGTTGCATCATTAGTTTGAGGAAAAGCTTGCCAACTATTTTTAACCTCTAGTTGACCTATACCTGAGGTAAAGTCATCAGCGTTAGTATAACTAACTGGTAAACCATCCCAATTAAAGTCTGTAAATGTTAACTGACACATAGTCAATTCGCCAATAGCAGAACTAAAGTCTCTCGTCTCTCCTAAGAATAATAGTTCATAATCTATCTTGTCTTGTTCTTGGTTTACAAAGATCTTCTGTAATCTAACATGGCCTGTTTTAAACTCAGCACCATCTACTAAGATCTCTGCTGGTTTCTTTATAGTAATATCAAAATCAATCCCGTCTATCTCAAACGCATTCTTAAAGAAAATGTTATTAGTTCTAGTACCAGGTACTTTAAACGTACGAGAGAACACTGAAGTAGCATCAGCACTAGTTATATCTTCTATACTAAGTGTTAACTTAATTGGTTGTGTCTCATACAAATCTAAGAACAGAGACTCTTCTTGGAGTTGCGCTGCGTTAGGGTATACTTTTAATTGAATCATATTATCCTCTCATTGATTTAATGTTACTAGCTAATCTAAATGCAACTGTGTATTGAAACAGTCTGTCTTTTCTATACGTCTTTTCGTTGTAACTAGTTTTAGTAATAGTAACAGGAACCCATTGGTTTGCGTAAGGTCCTTCTGCAAATCTAACCTTTACTTCTGCACTTTGATATAGGTGTTTTAGTAACTCTGCTTCAGCATCATTCATATAGTCTGATTGTACTACAAAGTCATTTGCAATAGTTTGTGAATATGTTGTCGAACCTCTATCTTGGATATCTACATCATAACTTGAACCATTATAGTCTGCGGTACCTTTTAAGAAGTTATTGTTTTTGGTTTTAGTATTATGATTTACTCTCTTAGTAAATGTAAACTGATCTCTATAACCTAATGAGTTTTGCCATGCGAATTGTATATGTGCATAGTCATTACACTTAGCATCTAATTGTTCGATACCTATAAGAGCACCATTACCACTATAGATCTTATTATGTGCAATGTTATATCTCTGTATTCTCCATGCAGCAGCGTTCATGATATTTGTTTGTTGTTGACCATCTGGTGAACATGATGCTGGGCTATAAACTACTGGTACTATATAGTAAT